ACACTATCCGACATCCTGACTATTAAGACTTATTATGACAAAACGGACATTACCTATTATAACAATTTGATAACTTTAAATATCACTGTCCGAATTGTACCTATATGATATACTTTAAGTTGACTAGTACTCTGGTTTGTCTCTCATACCCACCAGCCTGAGTACTAGTCTTTTTTTATGGTATAATCTAGATATTATGAATTTATGTTCACCTGAGATATTTGGAGCAGATCCAGCCAGAATTAAATGGCAGATTGTAAGAGGAGATACTTCTCCCCTACGTGTTGAATTTTTACAGGATGATGAACTAACATATTTTGATACATCTGATTGGACTTATGAGGCTACTACTTATGATCCTCAGTCTGATGTTCTAGATTCCCTGGAAATTACCCCTGGAGCAGGTTATGTTGACATTATGGCTCCAGCATCAATTACTGAACTATGGGGTAAGGGTTTTAAATCAGTTGTAACAGAATTAACATTTGATCTACAGGTAACTATTGATGGAGAAACAATTTGGACACCCTTGATTGGAACTATCTCTGTACTTGGAGATATTACAGGTAGTCTATAATGGCAGTAGTAAAAGTTACAATTCCTAGACCTGAGTTGCCACCAGTAGTTAGAATTAAGAATAAAATCTTTAAAGTAAGCAAATAATACCGTGAGATAATATCTTTATGGCTGCTTCTAAATCTATGGACTTTCCTGGTGCAAAAAAATCTAGTTATGCTGCACAGGTAGAACAAAGCCAAGCCTCTCCATATCAAGAAAATGCTCTGTCATTTCTTCCAGTCCCTGGGCCACAAGGACCACAAGGACCTGCAGGCAAAGATGGCAAAGATGGAAAAGAAGGACCTCAAGGACCAGTAGGAATTCCAGGACCAGCAGGGCAAACAGGAAAGACAGGCAAAGAAGGTTTAAGTTCTTTGTCTTCTTCAGGCCAGCAAGCAGGTTGGGCCTCATACCACAACAAAATAGAAAAACCTTTTAAACTTGGTATTTCTGAAGGAGAAGATGGTTGGGTCACAACATTTGTTTTATCTGAAGGTCTATCAAACGAAAAATATCTTCCAAAAGGATGCACTCCACTATGGAATGATCACGCCCGAGCATTTAGTTTTAGAGGACTTAAAGAAGGAGCCCAAGTATTCATAACGTATAGTTTTGAACTAACAACTTATAGCAGCAATACAGAGGCATGGATTAGAACCTATTCACCTAGTAGTGGTTTAGACATTGCCCAATTTATAGGATCAATGAAATACCAGCATACATATCCAATAACTGTAACACAGCAGGTATTTATTGAAAACCAGCAAATTTGGGGTAACGGAGCAGTACCTCAAATTAGAACTGACTATGACGCATCAGTAATTCTCAAATCTATATATGTCAGCGTGGTATAATAAAACTATGGCATTTCCAGGAGAACTTAATATAAATTACTACAAGGGTGACACCCATGAGTTTAAGATATACCCTCAAAAAACTGACGGATCAATATTTTATCTAGATGACTATAGTAATGCGACTTTTACTATTGCAGAGATTAGAGGTTCAGCGGGAGTTTCTGGACAAATAGTTGGAAGCGCAAAAATTTCACTAGACGGAACAAACATAACTTGTGCAATCACTCCTGAAAATGGAAAATTGATGGACCCTGAAAAAACATATGTATATGATGTTCAGGTATATGCTCAAGGACCAGACACCTACGACAAAATCTTTACTATTTTAACTGGATCTATTTCAGTAACAGACGATGTAACACAAGATATTGGAACTCCTAACAGAGCAATTCCAACATATAGAATTATTTACAACAATAGCAATGCAACAAGCGGAGTTGTTCCAGTAGACACAAATGGATATCTTCCAGGACAAAATGCAATTGTTGCAAATAACGGAACGCTTGCAAGAATTGGATATACTTTTTCTGGCTGGACAAAGTTCTCTGATGGAACTGGAACACTATATACTGCAGGATCTTCAATTCCAGTTGCTTCCTTAGATATAAAACTTTATCCTAAATGGACAGCAGTATGACAGAAGTATTTGTATCAACTGACGATGTAAAAGTTATTGGTGGTACAGCCAATGTAAATGTTGAAGTTGATTTTGGTCCGCAAGGAGATAGAGGAAATTTGTTTTTAGTGGGCTATGGAGATCCAAATGCAATAAATCATTCTACAGAAGTACAGGCTTTAGATATATATATAAATATAGACACAACAGATGAAAAATATTTGATGATCTATCAACTACAAAATGTTAATGATACAACTCAATGGGAAGAAGTGTCTAAGTTAACTACAGATAAATATAGCACAACAAGAGATGTTGCTTTTTTAAACGGAGTGTCTGTAGATAGTGAAGATTTCAAGGTTTCAAATATAATACCCGCAAGTCTTTTTAGCACTATATCTGAATCAAGATTCAACATTCAGTGCACATTTTCAAATCCCACAAAGCCAGTTGCCAACTCTATAGTTGTTAAGCCAATAACCACAGAGCCAGTAAGTGGAGACATTGTATTGCCAGTAAGCATAAATGCTGCTGAATTTTCAGGAAGTAGTTGGTCTGCACTAAACGGAACCCACAAAGTGCATTTCCTAATTACGGTGGTATAATCTAAGATGGTGATATGTAATGGCTGATAACTATATTGATGAAACGGAAACTGGCACTGGGTTATACTCAACCAGGGTTCCTGGCTATGAAGATGCAGCAGATATTCAGGAGGCTTTAAGACTTTATCATTATGGATCACTAAGTATCCCAACTGTTGATTCACTTGGAACGGCAAATGGAATAAGTCCAAAATCTATAGCAGGGCACCTAAAAACCTTATCAAATACAGACATAGCCAATGCATTATTGGCAGCAAATGCTCTTGCACAAGAGATAACAGATAGAACAACTGCAGATACAGGTCTTCAAACACAGATAAATAACCTTTCAGCAACCATAGGGTTGCAAACCACTTTAACTACAAAAACTTCTAACTTTACCCTGGCTCTTTTGGATGCTGGAAAAACAATTTTACTTGATACTGCATCACCAATGACATTGACAGTCCCTACAAATTCATCAGTTGAAATACCTGTTGGATATCAGTATTTTGTTATAGAAGCAGGATCAGGAAGAACAACTTTTACACCAGCATCAGGTGTAACAATTAATAGCAAAAATTCACAAATGTATATTGATAATCAATATGGTAGAGCAACGCTTTTAAAGGTTGGAACTGATTCATGGATTGCCTATGGAGATATTTCTGAAAATGCTGTCCCAGTGACACCACCAGTGACACCACCAGTGACACCACCAGTGACACCGCCAGTGACACCACCAGTGACACCACCAGTTACTCCACCGCCACCACCAGTGACACCACCAGTTACTCCACCAGTAGTAGTGACACCACCTGTAACTCCACCAGTAGTAGTGACACCACCTGTAACACCACCAGTAACAACAGGAACAGCCTATCTCTCATACTGCTTTAATGGAACTCCTACACAAGAATCATTCCCCGTTAATTCTGAAAATGTAGTTGTACAAGATATTAACCAAGCAGTTGCTGCTTACACTTCACTTCTTCAAGGTTTAAATCCTCCAGCAACAAGCATTTCTGTTTCAATAAGTTCAATGCCAGCAGCACCAACTAACTGTCCAGCAGCACCAGTGACACCACCAGTTACACCCCCAGTAGTTACTCCACCAGTAACACCCCCAGTAGTTACTCCACCAGTAACGCCACCAACAGGTGGATTCTTTGCTTCATTCTGTTCTAATGGAATTGCTATGTCAGATGGAGGACCTCAGTACTCATCTGCAGGAGCCATTCAAGCATGGGTAAATGGCAATTATCCTAATGTAAACAATCTTACTACTCAAGAAGGGTCCGCACCAGCATTACCAAATTGTACACCAGCAGTTACTCCACCAGTTACTCCGCCTGTAACTCCACCAGTTACTCCACCACCACCAGTGACTCCACCAGTTACTCCACCACCACCAGTGACACCACCAGTTACTCCACCAGTAGTAGTGACACCACCTGTAACTCCACCTGTAACTCCCCAGCAGGCGGTTGTAATCCAGACACAGTAGGATGCCAAGGAGACTTTGGTTCTTGCGGAGGGTGCTTTGCATAAATGATACAATTAAATATAAACAAGGAGAAATTATGTATGCTTTTATAGTAAAAAATAATGCAGGTACTTGGGATGTTTGGTCTACGCTTTTAGATATTCCAATTATTGAAAGAAAAGAAAGAGTTGAGTCTGCCATAGCAAGTGGTCTTCCTATTACTGGAAAAAATGTAACGGAACATAAAGAATCAGTTAAAAATGGTGCTATCTGGGATGGAACGCAATGGTCTGGTGGAGATTCTATGTCAGTGTCACAAGAAATGGCATTAAACTTGTTTGCATATATTTGTAATAATACAATTATCCTTATACACATATCTTCACCAAACAGTGCTTCTGATATACAGATGGCAGCAATTTTTGAAAGCGATAATAGCATGATTAAAGTTCCAGAAGGCCAAACTGCTAAAATTGGAGATATCTGGGATGGCGAAAATATAATTACTATATAAAATAAAAATGGGGCAAACATGTCAAAATGGGAAGAGTGGAAAAAGGCTCAAGGAGAAGCAAGGCCTTGGCATTTATTAGATCACAACAAGTTGGTAGATGATGAATCTATATCTGATTCTAGACTAAGCATATGTAAAACATGTCCAGAGTTGATCAAACTTACAACAACATGTAAAAACTCTTTAATTGTGCAATTATGATAAAAGATTGGTTTAAGAAGCAACTAGGCCTTATAGAGATAGAGGTATATTCTTACTGCAATAGGAAGTGCTGGTTTTGTCCTAACTCTTTTATAGACAGACACTCTGATAACAATGTTATGCCAGAAGAAATGTATTTGTCTATACTTAATCAGTTATCAGAAATAGACTATGATAAAGAAATTACGTACAGCAGATATAACGAGCCACTAGCCTATAGAGAGATAATACTAAAGCGTATTTCTCAAGCCAGAGAGATATTGCCAAAGGCCAAACTAAGAACCAATACCAATGGCGACTATGTTACACTTGACTATATTCATGCTCTTAGAAACGCAGGACTTAATGAGTTGTTTATTCAACAATACCTGGCAAATAATGAGCAATACAATCATGCCAAGATGAAGAAACGTATGCTTGAAAAGATCAAAGGTTTTGGTGTTGAGTACACAGTTATTTCTGATGTAGAAAATCACAGAATAGAATATGACCTAGCAATAGATGGAATAGTTGTACACCTAAGAGCAAGAAACTTTGCTGTAGAGGGAACTGCTAGAACTGAAAAGGTTGCGGGATTTAACGAAGAATATGTAAGAACTAAGGCATGCACACAGCCATTTAAAAACATGTACATAGACTACAATGGTAGCGTAATGGTGTGTTGCAATACAAGATCAGATGTGCCTGAGCATAATAATGGAATTATGGCTCATGTAAACGACGCTCCTTTGTGGGAAATCTACAGAAATGAAAAATATAAGCCTTGGAGAGACCACCTTGAGAAAGATGGCCCTAAGTCTGGTATTTGCAAGGGTTGTAAAATTGATATTAACTTTAAGGAAATGATTTAGAAGGTTATGGTGCTTGTATTACCAGGAGAAGAGTATCCTAACTATGACTCTATGTCATATATTAAAACTGATGGTGGACCATTTTACACTTTTAATAATTTTTATCTTGACAATGCAAGTGATGTTCAAATTGACTTAAAAGGTTCTTGGATTTTAATTCCAAAAGGATATCAGTACCATCATTTTTTAAAAGAAATTTTTGGTACTTACTTATACTATAAAAATAATGTAGATAGAGATATTAATGTTTTGTGGGTTGAGCAACCTATTGACTCTCCTACAGGTCACAATTTAGAACTTGTTAATAATGAATTGTCTTCTTCAATAAAGCCAGATAAAATTCATAAAATACAGATTTCCGATATTGTTACTAAAAATATAAAAATAGAAAAGTTAATTATTTTTTCTTGCAACACCAGATATTTCTTTTCTTTAGAAAGTCCAAATCTTTTTATAAAAAATTATACATTTAATAATTTAGGATATTACCATTTTCCAGAAGTGAATAAAGAACTTAGAAAATTTTTTGAAATGTATATGCATGAAGATATAAGAAAACCAAAAAAGATTTTTATAACAAGAAGAGATGCAAACAATGCAATTAGAAAAAACAACAGGTTAAAAGATTTTGACAACAGATATATGGATGAGTGGTTAGATGACACTTTAGAAAACTTCTTTTCTAGTCGTGGTTTTGAGATAGTAACACTTTCGGGAATGTCAATTAAAGATCAGATTTCTTATTTTTATAATGCAGATGTAATTGCTGGGGTTCGTGGAGGAAATCTTTGTAATACTATTTGTTCAAAAGACGGAACAGCATTAATGCAGATAAATATTAATAAACTTTACTCTTACCCATGGGAAAAAGAGTTTGACAGTGTTGTAGGTTTGAACTATATGGATCTTCATTTATATGAAGACATATCTGCTGAAACAGTCGAAAATGCTTTATTGAAAGAGTACGATGAATTTTTAAAAAAATATGATTTAGGAGTTAAATAAAAAATGATTTTAAAATGTGATTATATATATCAAGAAAAGTTTTTAAATTATGAGTTTGATTCTGTTAATATTAAAAATTTTTCAATAGTCAATGACAATACAGAAGTGCTTTTTGTTCCTGGTAAAACATATCTTTTTTCAACATTTTCTCCATATGGACACTCATTGATAGATATTTATGGACAGTATAAAGTTTTAAAGTTAAAGTATCCAGATATACAGCCATTCTTTTTTGAAAATGGAGAAAAAGGTTATTTGTTTAATAATAATAAAATTACAAAAGACTTGATGAGCACATTTATCGATATTCCCAACACAGTCTTTGATATATCAAAAAACAATTATCTATTTGAGGAAGTTGTGATGTTCTTTGATATGAATAATACATTTCCTCAAAATTTTTATCAAGATCATGGAATTACAAGAAGTCTAAACTATTTCCCATTTTGTTCTTGCTACATGGGAACTGATATTTGTGGACAAAGTGAGTACTTTAAGTACAACTACTTAGCAATTGATTTGGTTATAGAAAGTTTTTCATATATGTTTTATAAAAATAAAGAAAAAAAATATTTTATATCTAGAGAAAGATATAACGCTCAGTATAAAAATGACATAGATTATTTTTCAGCAAAGACTGTTTTATCTGCAGAAGAAGAATCTCAATTTTATAGAGCAAAAATAAGATATTGTGAAAAAGAAAAAGATATACAAGACATATTTGTAAAAAATGGCTATGAGGTTATTTATCCAGAGGACTATGGACTATTTGATCAAATAAAATTTTTTAGCCAAGCAAAAGATATTGCTTCTATATCTGGTGCAAGTTTGTTTAATGTTTTGTGGTGCAACAACGAATCTTCTATTACTGAAATTCTTGCTGTTCCAGGGTATAGGTACCACTACAAAGAGTTTGCAGAACACATAGGTGCAGGTCATAGGCAGATCTTGGCGATAGATCAAGACATGCTTCTACTTGAAAAATCCTTGTTCTAGGATTTAAAATCCCAATTGTGCTATAATTTATTAAGGAGGAAAAATGTCTACTTTAAATTATTCTGATGTAATAAATCAATCAGATATAGATCTAGCAATAAAAGAAAATAGAATCCATGTATTTAAGAATCCGTTTCCAGAGTTACCAACATGGGACACCATTTTAAATGTTATATCCACATATGTTGATATAGATTTAGAAAGATTCCCAGATAGATCATATCTAGACAGCAAAAACTTAGAAGAAGAGTATTTAAGTTTTGATCTAAAATGTAGGTTTTGGTCCAGACTTGCTTTTCAGTTAAATGATCCAGAGGATCCATATATGGAGATAATCCCAGAACTAAAGCCAGTAACTGAGTGGGGACTTTCAAAATATTCAAAACATATATATTCAAATAACTTTGGCCTAGTAACCTTTATGAAAAATAAAGGGGTCGTTGGAAATAAACACCATGACCTAGTAGACCAATTTCAGTGGGTGGTAAAGGGAGAAATGATCTGGCGTACTGGAGAAAATTTAGAAAATGAAACCCATGTTGTTGAGGGTGATTTTGTTTTTGTACCAAAACTTTTAGTTCATGAAGTCGAAACTTTTAAAGCACCACGTGCATGTATTAACTTAGCGATTAGGAATTAGTGTGTTTAATGCAAAGGTTGCAAAAAATTTTATTTCTAAAGATGATTGTAAATATTTAGTAAACATTGCAACATCTTATGATTTATGGGAAGGCGGAGGATCAAGTTTCTGGGAAGGAAGAGTTGTAAACTATCAATCAATTTTAAAGTTTGATAAAAAAGCAGGAAAAATTATGCTAGATGCAAATAATGCTTGTGGAAAACTAATTAAAGAAAATTATAATCTAAGTTTGCCAGTTTATTCTGATACCCTTCAAGTAATTAGATGGTTTCCAGGAATGGAACAGCCACCGCATGCAGACGACATGAGTAATACTGAGCACCATGGATTTGAGCACAGAGCCTTTGGATCAATAATTTATTTAAATGATGATTATAGTGGTGGTCATACATTTTATCCAAATTTTGATATAGAGGTAATTCCAGAAACTGGTTCTCTTGCAATTCATCCAGGGGACCCAGAACATCTTCACGGAGTAAGAAAAATAGAAGACAGCATGAGGTACACAATTGCATCCTTCTGGACTTTTGATAAGGAGAAAAGCCATGAATGGCCAGTACCTTAATAATCCTGGATACGAAGTTCCAGACAATACAATTTTAATTGTCCCCCACCGTCTTGAAGATGATGGGTTTTATAAAGAAGTTATTTTGCCACTAAAAGGAGAGAGCAAAAGAGATTGGTTTACACCCCACTTCTATTACTGTCTTCCTTTAAATATTGGAAATCAGTATGGATTTTTAATACAGTCTTTAAGAGATTTTGAAATTATTTGGGATGGATCACCAGCAGACCCAGTGATAACCTTTTTAAACTCAGATAATGAAAACAAGCAGTTTATAACTGGAGGTTTTGGAAGTGGAATTGTTACGGTTCAAAATTGTTTTGCTATAAAAACTCCAATAGGAACAAATGTTATGACTATTCAGCCACCCAATATGTTTATTCCTGGATGTATTTCTATGGCTGCTGTTATTGAAACAGACAACATAAAGAGAGACTTTACTTTTAATATTAAAATGACAGTTCCAAACTTAAAGGTAACTGTAAAAAAGGGAGACCCCTTGGGAGCCTTTATACCAATTCAAAGACATTATGTAGATGAGTTTGATGTGAAACTTATTAGTGAGTTTTTCTCAAAAGAGGTTCATGAAAATGAAATAAATGAACAACTTGCTCTAAGCATTGAAAGAACTACTGTCGACAAAGAAAAGCCTCATGAATCTGGAAGGCGATACTTTAAAGGCATAAACACCGATGGTACCGCCTATCCAGATCATCAAAAAAAACTTACTTAGGAAATTTAGTCATCCAGAACTTAGTTCTTGGCGTAATGCCTTTCCAAGAAGACCAATCTTCTCCACCATTTGTCATGTAGTATGCAATCTCTGCATTCTTGACGGGATTGAATAGTTCAGCATTTGAGTCAAGATCAAACTTAGTTCTACGATCAGGACCAAGAGCGTCAATCATATTTATTTGAAACATTCCATAAGACGAGTCACCAGTCTTGTGGTTGCCGTTAAAAGCCAATGGACGGCCATTAGACTCCTTTTTAGCAACTGCCCAAGCAACTACAAGGTCTTTGCCCTTGAAGCCTACTAGAGAAAGCAGTTCTTTTAGTTCTAGATCAGTAAGAGAAACCTTATTCTCAAAACTCTCTAGTTTTTTTGCTTTAGAAACCAAAAAAACCTCTTTCGAGGCGGTTTCCGATGTCTGAGCCTGTTCCAGGCTAAGGTTATTCTTTGTATCAAGATCTGAAATAGCATTAGCAGAGTTAGACATAACCGTTACTAGTGCTACGATACTGAGTGTGCTAATGATCTCTTTGTTTCTTTCGATAAATTTAATCATAGTTTCCTCCTTAGAAAACAATTAAATATCCCCTTGAAACATCTCCAGTAAATGTACATGGAGACCTAAAGAAACTAGCAGAATCCCTTGACGCAATCCTTCCAGCATACGGTGTATCATATTTTCAGATTGATGTTCATAACAATAGTGGTGGCCCAATTGGTGCTGGAGTTCCAGTTTATGCAACAAATGGAAAAGTAAATGAAAAGGTAACTATAGCAAAAGCACTTCCATCAACAACTGCTCCAATACTTGGTTTATTAAAAAACAATAAAAATAATGGAGAAGATGGAATTGTTGTAGTCGCTGGAGTAATGGAGGGATTAAACACTTCTGGATTTGCTGCAGGACAAACACTTTATGTAGGAATATCTGGGGGACTAACAAATGTAAGGCCAGAAGGTGGATCAGCAGCAGTTGGAATTTGTGCAGTTGCAGACAATGTTAATGGGATAGTTATAGTAGAGGCAAAAGGAAACGGTACCTGGGGAGCACTCAGAGACGGTTTGTCGTGATATAATAAACAAATGGCAACTTTAAGAGGATCTCAATCACTATACGATATTGGAAATAAACCACCAACAGTTATTTGGACTGTCGTGCGTGGAGATACTTCTGGCTTTAAGGTTTATGTAACAGATGATGCAAAGGTCCCGTTAATTTTAAAAGGTCCTGGATCTGAATGGGACATTGCAATGAAAATTAAAAGACCAAATTCAACACCTGGAATAATTACAGACGATGCTGTAACAATTATGGCATTACATCCAGTTGCAGATGAAGATGATTTGGTTGGAGAGTTTACAGTTTGGCTTACAGCAGAAGAATCTAATGTCTTGCAGACAGGAGACATCTTTGATATTCAGGTATCAGATCCAACAAGAGTCTGGACAGTTGCTCAGGGCAGCATGAAGATTCTTGAAGATGTAACAGATTAATGGCCACAGCATTAATACTTGATGAATTAAAAAACAAAACAGAACGAATTTTTCCAATAGACTATGCAATAGTCCAGGTAGAAGACTTTACAAGAAAAACAGTTATAAGTGAGGTTTTGCCCTTTAGAGTTAAGTTTACAGCAATTCAAATTCAGGCTATTGGTTTAGGAAACACTCCAGCAATTCCTCTACAGGTTATTGGGTATAGCAACTACATTCTCTAATAGTCTTATTAAAAGGGATGATATAATCACTACATGGCTAAAATATCAATTCCAGATGTAAAGGCTCTATTCCAAACTGGAGATAGACCTACTCAAGAAAATTATGAAGACTTAATTGATACCGCAGCATCCCAGGCAACAGATTTGGGGTCAAAGGGTAACAATGAAAATACAGTCAATGGTATTGAGAACGTAACTGTTATTGATAACTTTGATGCCACAGTCTGGCGCATGGTCAAGTATATTATTTCAATATCAAAGACCTCTGCAGGGGACAACAAGTTCTATGCAACTGAATTAACAATTCTTGTTGACGGTACAAATGTATCAGTCAGCGAGTACGGCACTATCGACAATGATGGGAATATTGGCACCATTGATGTCTCTCGCACTGGAAATACCGTGGCTATTACAGTCACTCCAGATCCTGCGATCAAGCCAGTCACAGTTCGTTACGCACGAATTGGACTTAAGGCATAATAAAAGGAGATATAAAAAATGGCAACAGTAAATAAAGATTTTAAAATTAAGCAAGGGTTAGTCGTTGAAGGCCTACAAGGTACAATCAACGGTGAAGTAATCCTTACAGAAAACGCAGGAGATCAATACATCCTTGACCTCATTGGCGGAGAAACACTTGTAAAGTCTGTAGAGGCAACTCAACTAGAAGTTAGCGTAGCAGGAAAGTTATCCGTAAAGGCTAACGTATTTGACGCTTACGGTGCAGCAGCAGATGCAGAGGCAGCAGCAGCCCTTGATGCAACATCAAAAGCAAACGCAGCAGAAGCAGATGCAATCTCTGCAGCAGCAACAGATGCTACAAATAAGGCTAATGCAGTAGCATCAGATCTTACAGATCACGAAAATGCTACAGTAGCACACGGTGCAACTGGTGCGGTAGTTGGAACAACTAACACACAAACATTAACAAATAAGACTATTGGAGATACACTTAACTTCACTGGCGCAGGTGCAATGACAATCAATTCTGATTCTCATATCGTTCTTACTCCTGCAGCAGGTTCTTCAGTTAAGTGGGGCGCTGATGTTCTTGCAACTCAGGCTTATGCTGACACAGCAGAGCAAGATGCAAAGAACTATGCAGACAGTCTTGCTGGCAACTACGATGTAGCAGGTGCTGCAGCAGCAGCACAAGCAGCAGCAGAAGGATTTGCAACTCAAGCAGTAGCAGACCTTGTTAACGGTGCTCCAGCACTTCTTGACACATTAGACGAATTGGCATTAGCACTTCAGGATAATCCAGATGTTATTGCTAACATTCAAAGTGTTGCAGCAGGAAAGCAAGATACACTGACTGCAGGATCAAACATTGACATTACAGGAGCAACAATTTCTGTAACTGGTCTTGATTCAGCAGATATTTCAGACTTTAATACTGCAGCACTATCTGCAACATCTGCAGCATACGATACAGCAGGTGCAGCAGCACAGGCTCTTTCAGATGCAGAAGATTATGCAAATGCACTTACAACAGCAGACATTGCTGAAGATGCAGTCAATGGTGGTCTTTACTTCACAAATCAGCGAGCAATTGACGCTGTTGGTGGAACAATTGGAGATCAGATTGACCTCCTTGATACAGATGACATCGAAGAGGGCACTACAAATCAGTACTTCTTAGATTCTCGTGCAAAGGCTTCAGCAGCAGATCTTATCCTTGGTGCATCATTAACAAACATCGCAATTACAGGAAACAGCACAACAGGTCTTATCATCACAGCAGAAAACGGTGTAGCAGACTCTACTACATCTGATCTTGCAGAAGGTACAAATAAGTACTTTACAGATGCTCGTGCAGTTGATGCTCTTGAAGCAGTTGTTCCAAACTTCACAGCAGTTGAGTTAAACTCAGTTGCTAAGCAGGTTGCAGCAACACTTTCAGCACCTACAGCAGGAATCCAGGTAGCCCACGCTTTTGCTAAGGCTGACTACCGTTCTGCAGAGTACCTTGTAAAGGTTGCCTACGGAACACACACTGAAATCTCAAAGGTTCTTTTGACACTTGATTCTTCAGATAACATTGCAATTACTGAATACGGAATTGTTGGAACAAATGGCTCAGCGTCATCAGTTTCTGCAGGTATCTCAGGATCAAATGTACAACTTCAGGTAACAACCGTTAACAATAACTCAACAGTTACTGTTATGGGAACACTTCTTAAGTAATAAAAAATAAAAATAGTTGGAAGAAGGAGTAGTAAATGGCAATAGTCGACAAAGACTTTAAGGTCAAGAATGGGTTAGTCGTATCAAACGGCGGTACATTCGGAGATGCAGTAACAGTAGGAGCCCCAACTCTTAATGCCCATGCAGCAACCAAGGAGTATGTCGATAGTCGTTCAATGGCCGTTGGCTCTACTGCTCCTTCTTCACCAACTAATGGAACACAGTGGTTAGACACTGCAACAAATAGAGTTAATTTCTATTATGAAGGTTCTTGGTATACCCAGGCAACTATTGATGATACAAATAACTTACCACAGCACATTCACGATACCGCAATTGATGGAACTGGTTTCATAGTATCTCAGTTCTATGAAGGTGGATCATTCAACAGCCCATTGGGTGTAGGTTTGGATTCTGGTGGACCAGGTACAACAACTTGGACAGTAGTATTCGATGGCGGTAGTGTAGTAGATAACTTCAATTAAAACAGGGGTTATAATAAGATAAGTTAATGGGCAGCCCCCATAAGGAGAAATAAAAATATGGCAACAAGAATGCAACAGCGCAGAGGAACTGCAGCACAATGGACGGCTGCAAACCCAATTCTAGCAGCAGGTGAAATCGGTTTTGAAACCGACACAAATAAATTTAAGATTGGTAACGGAGCAACTGCTTGGACAGCATTGGATTACTTTGCTAACTCTTCAGCACTAACAGCGCTTCTTACAGGAGCACCTGGAACATTAGATACTCTTAATGAACTAGCAGCAGCAATCAACGATGATCCAAACTTCTTCTCAAGCGTTGCAGATCAGATCGCAGATGCAATTGCAGGTGCCGAAGATAATTATCCAGCCCTTGCTGGAGCAGGAATAGAATGGAATGCAGGAACTAACGCATTCGATATAGACTCAACAGTTGCCACAACTAGTTATGCAGACAATGCTGTAACTGTCCACAACCAGGATTCTACTGGTGTTCATGGAATTACTGACACAGCAGCACTTGTAACACTATCAGGAACACAGCAACTAGCAAATAAGACATTGCTGAGCCCACTTATTAGTACTCCTACTGGCTTGACAAAAGCAGATGTTGGTCTTGAAAACGTAGACAACGTTTCAGATTCACTAAAGCCAGTTTCAACTGCTACCCAAACAGCACTTGACCTTAAGGCACCAGTTAACAACCCAACCTTCACAGGAACAGTAGCAGGCATTACAAAGGGTATGGTAGGACTTGGACAGGTAGACAATATTTCAGATGAAAACAAGCCAATTTCAACCCTTACTCAGGCAGCCCTTGATGCAAAGGCTCCACTAGCAAACCCTCAGTTTACAGGTGTTGTTTACGGTGTTACAAAAGCAATGGTTGGGTTAGATCTAGCAAACAATACAGCAGATCTAGACAAGCCAGTTTCAAATGCTACACAAGTGGCACTAGATAACAAACTTGCACTATCTGGAGGAACTCTTGTTGGATATTTGACAACACACGCAAACCCTTCAGACTCACTTCACGTAGCAAATAAGCGCTATGTCGATGCAATTGCAACAGGGCTACATATTCACGCAGCAGTAGTTGCAGCAACTAGTGCAAATATTAATCTCTCAACAGCAGTTGCAAATGGAAGCACTCTTGATGGTGTAACTTTGGCAACTGGAGATAGAATCCTTATAAAGAATCAGACAACTGCTTCTGAAAATGGTATCTATATTGTTGCAGCAACTGGAGCACCAACTAGAGCATCAGACTTCGACACACATGAAGAAATTCATGGTGGAGACTTCGTGTTCGTAAAGGGTGGAACCGTTTATGACAATACTGGATGGGTACAGACAGCAACAGTTAATACTGTTGGAACAGACCCTATAGAATTCACTCAGTTCTCAGGTGCAGGAACATTCCTTGCAGGTAATGGACTTACACTGACTGGATCAACATTCTCTGCTGATCTTGGAGTACTTGCTCCAAAAAATAGCCCAACATTCACAGGAACAGTTTCTGGAGTTACAAAGGCTATGGTCGGATTGCAAAACGTTGATAATACATCCGATGAAGGAAAGCCAGTTTCAACTGCTACACAAACAGCGCTTGACCTAAAGGCTAACCTAAATGCTCCAACATTTACTGGAACAGTTTCTGGTATTACTAAGTCAATGGTTGGTCTTGGAAATGTTGATAACACAACAGATGCAGGAAAGCCAGTTTCTACTGCAACTCAGACAGCACTTGACCTAAAGGCTCCAATTGCAGATCCAACATTTACTGGAACAGTAACAGTTGGTGCACCTGGAGTAGCATTTTCAGACGGTACACAGACAAAGGAAGGTGTTCCATCTAGAACAACAATTATCCAGAGAACAGACTCCTATACACTGGCTGCACTGACAGAAAGAGATTCTTTAATAGAGATCAACAAGTCATCAGCAGCAACTTTGACAATTCCAACCAATGCAACAGTTGCATGGCCAATTGGAACATCAATTGATATCCTTCAAACTGGAACAGGACAGGTAACAATTGCTGGAGCAGCAGGAGTAACTGTCAATGCAACACCAGGATTAAAACTACGCACTCAGTGGTCATCTGCCTCTCTTCTTAAGCGAGGAACTGATTCATGGGTAGTTGTAGGCGACCTAACAGCATAAAAAAATAAATAAGAAAATTGGAGAAATATAAATGGCAAAGAAAGAAATAGGTACGAAGTCTCAACAGCAGAACGACTTCTTAGAACCAAAAGCACCAACTAACGTAGTAGCAACAGATGTTGGAACAGGTAGAGCGTTCTCAAGCGCAGCAGCAACTGTTTCATTTTCTTTGCCAGCAGATTCTCCAGCAGCAACATCATATACAGTAACTTCTTCACCAGGAGGGCTTACTGGTACTGGTGCAGGATCACCTATAACAGTTGCAGCATTAACCCCTGCTACATCTTACACATTTACAGTAACAGCAACTAATGCATCAGGAACATCTCTTGCATCATCAGCATCATCTGCAATTACAGTAACAACTGTTCCAAATGCTGTATCTGTTATTTCAGCAACAACTGCTGTTAACCAAGATACAGTTAGTTGGACTGCACCATCAACAGGTGGAAAAGCAATTATTGATTATGCTTGGTCATCATCTGATGGAAAATCTGGAACAACAGCATCAACATCTGTTAATGTCGCACAAGAAGGAAACACCGCTCAGACATATACTGTTACAGCAAGAAATGCAAATGGATCTTCTCTTGTATCTGCACCATCAAACAGTGTTACAACTACACCACCATTCTTCCCACCATCGTTCCCATTTTTCCCACCAGCATTTTGTCCATTCTTCCCATCATTCTGTCCATTCTTCCCGAACTTCTGTCCATCATTCTGTCCATTCTTCCCGAACTTCTGTCCATCATTCTGTCCATTCTTCCCGAACTTCTGTCCAGCATTTTGTCCAGCATTTTGTCCAGCATTCTGTCCAGCATTCTGTCCAGCATTCTGTCCATCATTCGCTCCATTCTTCCCATCATTCACAATACCAGGAGCAGTATAATAAAATAAAAAATATGGTATGCCACACTTATAACTAGGTGTGGTATACTTTATTTTATGGAAAAAAGATATGAATGGTATGACGCCCCAAGACTAGAAAAAACACAAACTAGACTTGAAAAGCGTACAATTGTAAATAATATTGAAGTTTTAAATTTAGAGTATGGCATTAATGTATACAGAAATGCTATACCTAAAGATCAGTGCTTAAGCATAATAGACAGACTTGAAAGTGCTTCAGAAAAGAACTCTCCCAACCTTTCTTGGAGAGGGGCACAGATCAATGACAAAGAAGATTCTGACCATGTTAGAAATTGCTTAGATATTAAATATAAAAGAGAACATCTTGGAAAATTCTTGCCATTTGATCAAGACATGTTCGATATACACAAAGAGGTAGAAGATTGTTTAGATAACTGCTTAAGAGATTACGAATCCTTGTGGCACTTCCAGATGGCGTACAAAGAAGCATTTAACTTTGTAAAGTATTTACCTGGAAAATATTTTAAACTTCATGGAGATCATGGCCCATATTACACATGCACAGTATCTGCTGTTGTTTATTTAAATGATGATTATACTGGAGGAGAGATCGAGTTTCCAAGACAAGGCATTAAGATAAAGCCAGAAGCAGGAGACATCATTGTTTTCCCATCAAACTTTGTTTATGAGCATGCCTCTTGTGAAATTTTTGAGGGAACAAAGTACTCAGTAGTAATAATGACAGACTATAACGACTTACACCATAAGTAAAAATAGTGATAGAATGTATATAGAGAGAAGGTAAAAAATGGATAAAGCAGTTAACACAAGTTCTGATGAAACAAAGGACTATGAAACACCAACATGGTCTTCATTTGAGAATTTAGGAAGCGGAATTTTTGTTTATAGAGATGTTCTTCCAAAAGAACTAGAAATAATCAAAAGGCTTGAAGACAACCTTAGTGAAGATCATCCTAGGTATAAATGGATGGAAGCCTTTGTTGGATACTTTCAGAGCATGCCAGAATATAGAGATTGTCAAGACTTCAAGTTTAAGAAATCAGATATTGCATTAGACACAAGCGAGCAATCATTAAACCTTCAGGCATTATGGCAAGACTGCTATGATAGACAAAAGCCAGCAGTAAACCATTACCAAAAAATGTTTAATCTTGGAGAACTAAGATATTGGGAAGCAATGAACTTTGTTAAATATAATAGAGGTCAGCATTTCCAGTATCACCATGACCATGGATTTTCTTATAACTGTACAGTATCTTTAGTTGCTTATCCAAATGATGACTACGAGGGTGGAGAATTATCTTTCCAGCACCAAGGGTTAACTATAAGTCCAAAGGCTGGAGATCTATATATTTTCCCATCAACATACATGTATAGTCACAGAGCAATGCCAGTCCATTCTGGAACAAAGTATTCTGTTGTTACAATGTTAGACTATAGTGCAAAGTTTCATACACCAGAAATGTATAGAGAAACTGGCGACTAGTTTGAAGATTGACGTTTATAGAAAAAGAGATTTTGATTCAGACTTCTATCCTTTGCCACCAAAAAGAGACTGGATGGATGATACATTTGATAAGCATGCATACAGATGTTTTCCAGTAAATATTGCAAACACATTAGGATGGACGTTCTCTTTTCCAAAAGACATATCTTTTATCTGGGACGGAATCTCAACTTCAGAAGATGGACATGTTAAGGTCCTTTCTGGAGAGGAGTATGTTTTTACTAACAGAGCAAATGCAACAATAAGTTTTAATAGTGGTTTAACTTTTATGACAGAGGAAAATGTTAGTTTGTTGATGATGCCTGTTCCAAATCAATTTATTGATGGTGTGCATGGCTTTACAACAATGATAAGCACTTCTGTTTTAACAACCCCAATTCCTTATGCTTGGAAAATAACAAAGGCAAATGAAGTAATAACTATTCCAGCAAATACTCCTATTGTTTCAATAATTCCAATAAATTTAACAGATATTCAGAACACTGAAGTTAATCTTTATATAGAAAATTTTCCATATGAGCATTTTAAAAAGATCTCTGATTATGCAAATGCTTCTCATGAAATATCTAAAAAACAGTCCTGGACAAATTTCTACAGAGATGCGGTAGACCATGAAGGAAACCAACAGGGTAATCATGAACTAAAGAGTTTAAGATTAAGGGTAATAGATCATAGAGATGGCAATTAGTGAATACAGAAAATATAAAGTTTATAGCAAATAAGATATGGCTATCAAATGAAAGTAACTCTGCTCCAAAACCAATAATAAGAACAATTCCAGACTGGTTTAGAAAAGCAGATAGATTTGCTAAAAGACCAGATGGAGAATTTTGGATAGGTCCAGACAAAGGTAAAGTTCCCACTTGGAAAGCATGTCCTGCAATTTTTGATATTATGAGTACTGGATATTCACTAAACCTACCATGTGATATTGAGTTTTATATGACTGAGTCTGGACTTAAGCACAAAGTTTTAAGTAACAAATATCAAGACTTTATACAGGTAAGAGATGAGATGCCACAGTTTGAGCATCCGCGTGGATACTACAAAAATCATTTTGCATTAACTCCAGACTGGCAAATAAAAACTCCTCCAGGATACAGTGTTTTGTACACTCAACCATTTAATAGATTTGAGTTGCCCTTTTTGCTAACTACAGGAATTGTGGACAATGATAAAGTCCACATGCCTGGATCTTTTCCATTTTTTATTGTTGAGGGATTTGAGGGTGTTATCCCAGCAGGAACTCCATATGCACAACTAATTCCATTTAAAAGAGAAAACTGGACATCTGAAATTATTGAGCAAGACGACGGATCAGAGTTAATGAGACAGGCAATGGATAATGCAAATATTTACAGAAAGCCAGATGGCGGAATATATAAAAACGAAGTTTGGGAGCAAAGAAAATATGAATAGAAAAAATGGTATAATTTAACTATGAATAACTCTGAATACTCAAACAGCCAAGTTTCTAATAGGTTTTCAATAACTCCTTCTGGGTATTTTGGAAAAGATAAAATAAATATACAATCTAGAGAAAACTTTATTAGTTTAGAAGATCTAACTTTTTTGTCAGATGCTGCAAAAAATATAAGCATTTGGGATGTAACAGAAAGTCACTATGATGACGATGGTGTTATGATCTATGATTCATCCTATTGGGAAAACAGGGTTGCAACATCAAGGACTTTAAACCTTAATGATGAAAAAATTAATCCAGTTATTGAAAAACTTCAAGAAAGCCTTAAAAACGAAGTAGACTTATTCTTTAATGTTGATGCATGGCCAACAAGTCCAGCAATAGTTAGATGGCTTCCTGGACAGTTTCAACAACCGCATGCAGACAAAGAGTTGCATGAAGGAGAAAATGCAGGAAAGCCAAATGACTTCCCATATTATGATATAGCAGGACTGTTTTATTTAAACGATGACTACGAAGGCGGAGAGTTGTATTTCCCAAACCAAGGAATACAGTTTAAGCCTAAAGCAGGATCAGCATATTTTTTTCCAGGAGATTTAAACTATATACACGGAGTAACTCAGATCACAGAAGGAACAAGATATGTTGTTCCATTTTTCTTTACTATTTTGTCTCATAAGGAGGGCCAATAATGCCAGAAGACACAGTTTTAAATTTTAATAAAATAGATAATAGAATTTTTGTTTACAAAAATCCATTTAATGATTTAGAAAAAATAGTCTCATCGCTTGCTGATAGAAAGTGGGATCAGTGGTATACTTTTGGAGATATTCATCATATACCTCTTCCTGGTAGTGTTGAGTCAGACCTTTTCCCAGACATTGCTGAGTGGGAGTCTTACACTAACAAGATTAAAGATAAAGACAAAGATTTAGATATAGTCAATGTTTTTTATAATACCACCAAGCACTACATTGAAGAGACAGGCCTTACTTCAAATAACTGGATGCTTGGGAAGATAGATATAGCAAAGTATCCTGATGCAAAGAGCATATCTGATCCAAATGCAAAACCATTTTTTAATGAAATCGGGAAAAACTATACAATGTCCTTCCATACCGACTATCCACAAGAAAGCACAAACTCTCCAGGAGCAAAACAAATAGTTACCTGCAACATGTACCTAAATGATAATTATGATGGAGGAGAGATAGAGTTTAAGGTCTTTTCAGAAGACGGATCTTATGAGAGAATAACCTACAAGCCAGAGGCAGGAGATGTTGTCATATTCCCATCTACTCCCCCATATTGGCATGGAGTAAGAGAAACAACAAATGGCGATAAATATTTTGTTAGATCATTTTGGTATGTAATTGACGGGCCATCAGAAGAGTGGCTTGAAAATGAAAAGAAATATGGTAAAGAAGTCTGGCACGAGATGGAAGAAACAAGAAAGCAAGAAGAAAGAATTTCTGGGTTGTACATAAGAAATGGTTAACAAATCAAACTTTAATTACTTAAAAGATGAAAAAAATAACAAAGGTGTTTTGGGAATAACCCATAACCGTATTGTAGAAATTCCTAATTTTATTGATCAAAAAACAGCAGATAATATGATTGCCTATGTTGAGTCAAAGGGAGAGAACTGGGGAGACATAGCATTCTATGGTTCACTAGGAATGGGTCTGGCTTCAAATGACCCAGGACTTGCTGAACATGGATTAAGCCTTACATTTTTTGATGACCTTAGAGATAAATTTAAAGAGTGTGTCGAGTTAGTTTTTGAAAGAAAGGTAAGACCAAACACATCTCATGCCCAAAAGTGGGATGTCGGAGGATATGCTTCACCACATTCTGACAACTCTGATTTTGATGGAAATCCTAATGCTTTTGAAATAAACAAGTATGTTGGAATTTTATATTTAAATGATAACTATGAAGGCGGTGAGTTATTTTTCGTTGAGCCATCAGACAAGGAATCAGTGGGATCTAAGCCAAATGCTTATTCTTATTATGTGTTTCCAGGAGGAGTAGAAAATATTCATGGAGTAACCGAAATACTTGCTGGCACAAGGTATACGATGGTTTCTTTTTGGGACTACGAGGAAATAGAATATAGCCAAGAAACCATTGATAAATGGAACGAAGAAGAAAAAGAAATTAGAAGATTGCAGTCTATTCAAAAAGAAGAATGGACAAAAGGAAATAAATACGCATAAAATGCAAGAGTAAAGCATAACCAAAGGTATAGAGTTTTGCTTTTTATAAAACTCTGCTATACTTAACACTATTCCGTTTTAGAAAGGACGAAACACATGTCAGATTTTTTTAGTTTTAAACTTCCAGAGGACTTCGTAGAAAAGTACAAAAATGTAGAAAGCCCATTTGGATTCAAAGATGCAGCAGAAAATTCACTTGGAGAGATTACTTTTATTCGTACATATTCTCGCATGAAGGAAGATGGAACTAAAGAAAGATGGCACGAAGTTTGTCGTCGTGTAATCGAGGGTATGTATTCAGTTCAGAAGAATCATGCTAAAGAAAACCGTTTGCCATGGAATGACTATAAGGCACAGAAGTCTGCACAAGAAGCATTCCAAAGAATGTTTGAATTAAAGTGGACACCACCAGGTCGTGGCATGTGGGCATTTGGAACTCCTATGACTATGGAGAAGAAGAACTCAGCAGCACTACAGAACTGTGCAATGGTTTCAACAAA